AATCTACCTCAAACTTATCCCAGTCTGTAGGCTCAGACTTCTTTACTAGCTTCTTGATGAACTTTATATCAGAGTCTAGAAGTTCAGGCCGTTTGTTCGCTTTTATAAGCCACATGAATGCCTTGGCTTTAGCTAGCAGTTCTTCTTGATATTCCACGTCAGGGTATACTTTTATTAGCATATGCTCCAAATGGTTCAAATATACGAAATAGTCACATCTATTAGCATTTGTTACCAAAAGTTGCCATTGCATCTGGTCGTTATAGTAAGCGGGAATCTTTAGATCCAGGGCATTATCATAGAGCTTAGAGCTAAAAGGACATTTTATTTCTACGATAACGTCTCCTTCTTCATTTATTCCATCTAAGGAAGCCATTGCATATTCCCATTCTTTAGAGAATGAAACACATGGAAGCACATAAGTCTCTGTCTTTTTTATGTAAGCCTCTCTAGCAGGCATCTCTGTTCGCTTGCCATGAAGCATAGCAGCATTAGGCTTGTCACCCTCTTTAACGCTTCTTTTCTCCAACCAGAGGATATATTCAGTCTTCCATCTATTCGTTCCGTTGATGATAGCTGTGTCACTGGCTGTAATTTTGCTTTTACGCATCTCTAACCAAGATGCGCTACCCTGTACTAGATGTGTTTCCATGATGTTCCTTTTAAAATTGATGCTATATGGTTTCTGTTGACTTTATATTTTTTAGCTAACGTTCGCATCGAGTTTAGATATGGGAAATATTCTTTTCTAATTGCTTTAACTTGTGCTTCAGAAAGCTTTGCTTTTCCATTTTTAGTGCCTTTATTGGCTTTTTTATGATTAGGTCCTCTAGGAAATAAATTTCTTTCAAGTGCATCTTTAGCGTTTTGTTTTGCATCTCCGATGTATAAATGATCAGGATTAAAGCATGCTTTAATATCACACTTATGAAGCACCATTTTGCCTTTTGGGATTTCTCCTTTCCACAAAATAAAGGCTGCACGATGAGAAGCAAAAAATTTACCGAATCCGCAAATGCCATAGCCATTTGTATTTATAGATCCAGTCCAGATCCAACATCCATTAGAATCAATTGAACGTCTATTAAGCATCCATTTCCTGCGATCCTCATAAGTTTTTTTTCTTTCATCCATCAATACCCCCATTAGAATTATTATTAATACGCTTTTGAATCGAATGTTTTATTGCTGTGTATTTCTCAAGAGTTATGTCTTCTACCTTTTTAACCTGAGCGAACTTTAAGATGCTTTCTCTGTCCTCTTGGCCTAGCTTGTTGAACATGTTTTTTAGGTCATAGAGCTGCTGTCCTGAAAGTTTTGCTTTCTCTTCCTTGATATCCTTAGCATCTATGTCTTCATCAGCAGCAATTCCAAGCATAGCTGTAATAGCGTATCTCCTAGCATAAGTTATAGCTGATCCTCTTTCATGCCATGCGTTCCTAGCGTTGCCTAGATTCTCGAAGTATAAAGGCATAGTGCTTTCTAAGCAGACACCAGACGAGTGATAAAGCTTAGTTATTAGGAAAGTTCTTCCCTCGATCTCGCTGACCAATTGTGTCACAAATAGGCTATGCTTAAGGAGTATTGGTCTTATCATATCTAGTACTGATGGCAGATCAGCGTACATGTAGTTATGGCCTTTAACGGTCTTTGCGACGTTAGTGATCTCGCCTTGGGCTAGCACTAATGCCTCATAGATTGATTCCTTTATAATTGTTGTTGGTTTTTGTTCTTTCTTTTCCATCATTCATCTCCTTTAATTTTATTAGCAAAAGGACTTTTTTTATAGTCCATCTCATCCTCACATTCATACCACTGGTTATCCAGAGTGCAATACATTACGTCTCCAGCCGAGTCAGGTTTAATTTCTTCAGGTGCAGTTTCATTACAGGTAAAGAATAGAAAATCTCCATCAAAGGCCCATTCTTTTAAGTCTTTTCTTTCGATTGGGATTCCTCTGTTGCCAAACCAATCTTGGATAGCTTTAAAATCGTGTATATAATATTTTTTAATTGCTTCAAATTCTCTCATCATTCATCTCCTTTTGATTCAACATAGTGCTTAGCATATGAGTGAACGTTAAAATCAGCGAACTTATCTAAAGCAAGCGTATCTTCAATCATTGTTGTAACATATTCAGCAAAGCTGTCAGCATCAACGTGCTTCTCGTCGCAACTTTCTAAGTAGGCATAGTATTCAGCATCAATTAAATTATTTAGTTGATCCTCTAGTGTGTTCATCTTGGAATCTCCTCTTCTAGTAATAATATGGTAGTTGGTCTAGACTTATAAGGAGCAATCCCTATTTCAGACACTTTCTTATCGCCTACAATCTCTGTGCTGTGGTATACGCAACATGATTGTAATAGCAAAGCGATCAGTAGTAACAAAGAACTAAATGTAATAAATATATATTTTCTTTTCATATTTCACTCATTTTGTATCCCCCCTAATTGGGGGGTTTTTGTTAATATATTTGTATAATGACGACTGTTACAATACTTTGTCAATGAAGATGTTGCGAACCCTCGATAAATATTCTATCCTGCGTTTTCCGTTTTTTTTATTAATTCTGTTGACGTTTATACTAAGGGTGTTATAACATATACCTATAACAACGAGCTAATTTATGAAATTATGTGACTACCTCCGAGACCACAACCTATCTGTCCACCAGTTTTCGTACCTGTCTAAACTGTCTACACCAGTAATATATCGTATCCTAAATAATGCGAATATAGCACCAAGGTCAGCAAAACGCATCCTATCGATTACAAACGGGCAAGTTGATTATAAAAATATAATGTCTTTCAATGGAGCTAAAATTAAATCAGATGAGAATTGAGATACCAGGCAATCCAATACCACTCCAAAGAGCTAGAACGTCTAAAAATATTTTCTATGATCCACAGCTAATAGCAAAGAAAAACTATGCTGCGGAAGTTCTATCGCAACTATCTGATGAACAAAAAGCCCTCTTACCAAGAAAGACTCCAGTCATGATTTCAATGACTTTTACTTTTGGTATGCCAAAGAGTTGGTCTAAAAAAAAGCAAAAAGCGTTAGAATTCACTCCTCATACAGCTAAGAAGGACCTTGACAATCTCATAAAATGGGTCGGAGATTCGTTAAACGGAATTATTTGGGAAGACGATGCCATAATATGGTCAATAAGAGCTTTGAAAATGTGGGGAATTGAAGGTAGTACATCTTTAGAAATCAAGGAGCTAAAATGAAAATAAGAATAAAAATCAAAGGCGACGACACAAAAAAATACGAAAACATGCTGTTTGTCCACGATGAGTATATTTTCTCTAAGGCCAATAAAGAGCTGCAAGCGTCCGTGGAAAATGCTTGTGTGGAATCAGGAATAGAAGCTATCGAAGATGTTAAGCTTTTTGCGCAGTTCGAGTGGTAGCGGTATGAAATATCTAGTTTTTGGTGGAGATTCTTTTTATCCTGGTGGGGGCATGGACGATTTTTTGTTTGATTCAGACTCATTGGAAGCCGCTAAGAAAAGAGTTCTAGACGAGGGACCTATAGACTGGATACAAATAGTGGAACTGTCAACTTATGAAATTATATGCGAAAGACATTGCGATATACATAGCAGTAAGACTTATGTCGAATCGGAATGGTGGGAAAAAGAGGACAGCCAAAGTGAATAACAGATTTGTGGGTCATAGACAAACAACCCACAAAATGACAATTCTCTAGAAGCCCCAGCCATACTTAATATTCACAGCCGGAACTAGCGATAAAAAATGATTTGTCATAAATTTATTTAATAGAAGGCAAAAAAAATGAAACAAACTGAAGATGTATTTCAAATGTTTTACAAAGGTCTACACGCTTTTGTAATCTTACTATGCTTAGGAGTGATAATATGGCTTTTATTCCATTAATAATAGCGTTCGGCTTTGGTATAGGCTTGAACCCACCGATAGACATACATATACCACCAACGGAAGAGATTGTTCTCGAGATAGAGGAACAGAAAAAGGCTAATAACCCTAAACCGGAGATCGAAGGATGATTTGTAAGATATGCGAAAAGAAGGCTTCTTATGATAGAAGGTACGATGCTTATTACTGTACGAGATGTAATGAATGGATTGAGAAAGTTTGTAAGCATGAAAAATGCGAATTTTGCAGAGATAGACCAGAAAAGCCAGTGCCTAATGCCTAAGAAGGGGAAAGAACTCCAAGAAGAGTCAGATAGAAAAGAAAGAATAAGTAAAGGATGGGCAGCACGAGCAGAATTGCAAATGCCAGATCCTTTCGGTGGGCCTATTCACCGCTTTAAGACAGAAGAAGAGATATACCAAGGCTTTGCTAATGTCGTCTTTGATAAAATAATAGAAGCCTTAGACGAATCCGTTTATCAATACACAATAGATAGCGATGTTTGTGGCTCAGGCTGCTGCTCAGAAAAGGTAGAACTAATAGACGTTGATGAGTTTAAAAGAGTTTTAAGAGAAAAAGCTAACCAGGAGAATGATGATGGATAAGGATGCTATAACGACGAACAGCGATATTTTTGTAGATGCCTATGGACAGGTTGCGGAGGCAACGAATGAAAAAGTGGCGTTTACCTCTATGCTGTTTACAACTGCAGTATTAGCTGCACGGGTTAGCCTTTCAGAAGACTCGCTACTTGTCTTGGTAGAGGAATTCAAAAAAATTGCATTAGAAGTCTTTAGAAAGGAAAACAAAGATAAATGGATAAAGAAACTTTAAAGAAGAATGTCGATGCGTATGCAGAAACGTTTGATCAAATAGCGATGGAGACTAGCCCACAATCAGCTTTAGCTTCTATGATGTCGGCTGCTGCTATATATCTAGGTAAGCTTAGTGTTTCAGAAGAAGGTATAAACGCTTTGATAGCAGGACAAAAACAAATTGCATTAGATGTTTATAATGAGGTAAACAAAGAACAGATAACTCAAACATTCGCTGAACTTAAGAAAGCTGCTGTTGATGGCTCTCTTCTAGATCTGCTTAAGCAAAAAGATAAAGATGAAATGGATTAGCGTTAAAGATGGATTGCCAAGTAAAAATCAAGTCGTTTTGACTATTTATGATGCGACAGAATGGGTAGCAGAAGGAGGGTTCAAGCATAAACTCTTGGCATATGTAGACCTTTGCGATGATGGGAAATATTATTTTATGGACGAATCTAGAGCTACTTCTTATTCCCCGACTCACTGGATGCCATTGCCTCCTAAGCCAAAAAAGAAAAAGATGACTAAAAGCAAAAAGAAACCCCTCTTATTAGTCATTACCCATAAGCTCGACATTGCCCCATATGTTGAGGCGTGCATGAAGAGACTATTCAGCATCGCAAATGAACTAGGCCTCCAGGGGGACAAGGTCTCTGACTTGATTTACACTGGAACAAATAAAGAAGATCCACTCTCAGTAGCCTCGAGCTTTCACTGGTTAATTGAAGTAGACGATGAATGAGGATTGCATTTCTCCTAAAGGCACTGGGTTTAGCTTTAGTTGTTTTATTCGTGCTTATTAGTGTTTGCTTATTGGAATAGTGCAAAGATCAGCAAGAATAATCTTTCCTCTTGCTTTATCATAGGAAATATTTTATCTTAAAAAGAAAACGAGGTTATAATGCCTGCTGCTAAAGGGAACTCTTACTCTGCTAATAGAAAGATTAATCCTATGTATTCAGATGATGAAATAGCCGTTATTATTGATGATCTATTAGAATGGGCTTATTCAGATAATGGTATTTATATCTCTACTTATGTCTATGAAAAATATAAAAGAGCAAAGTCTTGGTTGTATCAATTGTCGGATCATCACCCAGAATTAAAAGACGCTCTAGATACTACCAGAGAGCTAATTGCAGGAAAGATAGGTAACCATTGTTTCATTGGAGATAGGAATTCTGCCTTCGGAGAAAAGATTTTACCTATCTATTGCAAGATCTATAAAGAAGAGACGGTAAGGAAAGCTCAGCTAGCTAAACAGTCTCAAAGCGACATGCAAGCAACAGCAGATCAATTTGTTCAAGCTATTAAAGCTAATAAGCTCTTAGATCTACTGAAGCAAGACGATAAGGACGCTTAGGCTAATAGGCTAATTCTTCCCCCTTAATGTGTTTCTCACACGAATTACAGATAAAATCTTCAGGGTTATCACAAATATCCTCAAGTTCCCCCTCATTACCACACTCGATACAAGAAAAGAATTCATATAGTTTATTGTCGTCATGTACCATAGAAACCTGAAATTCTGCATTAGTAAAGAAGACAAACCCGCTATCTCTATTCATCATGATTGATAAATCTTCATTGGAGAAGTCATTAGGGAGTCCGTTTTCTCTTAAAGCTCTTATGAGTTTCTCAACCTCAATTAGTTCTCTATACCCGAAATCTTTTAAATCTGATGTGACTATTGGTGTGTTACTCATGTTATTCCTGTTGGTTAGTTTGTTATGTATGTTATACTATCAGTTGACAGTAATTAAGGCAAGTAGTATTATAACAGCATCATAGCAAAGGAGTTATAACATGCAGGCTAGGAAAACTTGTTATCAAAAGCCTAGAGATTGGCAGAGTCCTAAAGAAAAACCAGAAACATACGCACTTGTGGAACTAAGGATTGCAGGAAAGAAAGGGCTATTTCCTGGATGGTGGACGGGCAGCGATTGGGACGGGCGACGAGTACAGAGAGGCGATATCGTCGAAGAATGGAGAATGCAACGTAAATACTACGATTAAGCAGAAAATATAACTAGCTGTAAACCAGCAACTTAGTATCAACCTTACACCGTATGGATACCAGGAATAATATATGAGGAAGTCTTTAAAGATATTACAAGCACTGGGGATATCAGGAGTTACGCTAATTATAATAGGTGGGACTATTATGTTAGTAGAGCGATTCCCAATTCCAGGGTGCATTATGATTATGATATGCGTTATAGTTATGTTAACTACAGTATTTTATGGGTGCATTAAATGAGCAAAGAGGATCTAGCGTTACTAGACGATAAGACCTGGAGAATGAACAATCTCTATCGCATCGTAGACAAAAAGGGTGACTCAATCAAGTTTAAGCTAAACTACGTGCAACAGGAAGTACTTAAAGGCTTGCATAACAGGAACTTAATCTTGAAAGCTAGGCAACTTGGCATGTCAACTTTCTCTGTTCTCTACATGCTAGATGAGACCATATTTAAATCGAACCTATCAGCAGGCATTGTATCGTACTCATTAGAACACGCACAGCACATCTTTAAGCGCATATTAGGCCATGCCCTTGACAATCTTACACCATTCGCAAAAGAGCTAGCAGGCGTCATACAACGCAGTGCTAGAGAGATAACGTTTAGAAACGGATCTTTTCTTAGAGTAGATACAACCTTAAGAGGTGGAGCTTATCAGTCTGTGCTTGTGTCTGAGTTTGGTAAAACATGTGCTAGGAATCCAATAAAAGCTGAAGAAGTAATGACAGGTACATTGCAAGCTGTTCCAGTTGATGGAAGTGTGATTATAGAGTCCACTGGAGAAGGCAATTCTGGATTCTATGCAGAGATGGTTAATGCAGCGGCTCAAAGAGGCAATGAAAACTTATCTCCGCTTGAGTATAAACTCTTTTTTTTCCCTTGGTATTTGGAATCGCTATACTCTATATGAAAGAAGTGTAGTTTATATTCTAAACATGTAGTATACTTATTTTCATATAGACAAGGTGATATATGGAATATGGAAGACTAACAATAATTGATCCTATAAAAGATGAAAAAGATAAAGTTTTGTGCTTATGCGATTGTGGAAATAAAAAGAGAGTAAATATTTATAGTTTAAAATCTGGAAAGACTAAAAGCTGTGGTTGCATTCATAAAGAATTTCTTGTTGCACTTCATAAAAGCAAAAAAGTTAAGACTAAAGGTAATTTTGAGGAATACATAGGAAAGGCTTATGGAAGACTAGCTGTTATTGAAGGGGCTAAAGAATTTGGGATTAAAGTTAAATGTAAATGTTCTTGTGGTAATGAAAGTTTTCCGAGTATTCATGCTTTATTAGCTAATCGAATTAAAAGTTGTGGTTGTCTCAAGAAAGAAAAAATGAAGATAGAAGCAAAGAAGCGTTTTACTGGTAAAGTTCCTGTAAGTTTTATGGATTATACAGGAAGAAGAATAGGGATGGTTAGAGTTTTAAGACGTATTGAAGACACTAGACAGTATACAACTACATATTTATGTAAGTGTGATTGTGGAACAGAATTTAAAACTGAAATATCATCATTAAGAAGGGCAACATATAAAATATGTACATGTGGTTATAAACGACATCCTTTAAAAAGCGTTTTACAATCGATGATAGAAAGGTGTGAAAACCCTAATATATTATCTTATAAATGGTATGGAGCTAAAGGTATTTCAGTTTGTGAAGAATGGAAGAAATATCCAATTAAATTTATAAATTGGGCTATTAAAAACGGTTGGAAACAGCATAAAGATTTGCCTAGAAAAGCAAGATTGACGATAGATAGAGTTGATTCTTCAAAAGGCTATTGCCCTGAAAATTGTCATTGGATAACTCTATCTGAAAACTCGAAAAAAGCAATGGATGATAGGTGGCACAATGACAAGTAACATAACTATTTCTCATGAACAAGAGCAGTATTTTAAAAAGATAGAAGAATCAGAAAACATAAAATTAACTAGTGGACAACGCAGGTGGTATTGTCATCAACAAAGCATACTTGGCGATAAGATATGTCAAGAGTTTCCAAGCACTATAACGGAAGCCTTTTTAAGCAACTCTGACGCCTATTACTTCCAACAGCACATAGAAAGAGCCTATAACGACAGTCGATGCCTTAGCACGCCCTTATATGATGCATTAGAGCTAGTCTATGTAGCAATGGATATAGGAGTAAACGACTTAACGGTAATGACGTTCTTCCAGGTGGTACATGGCGAGATCAGAATTATAGATTATTATGAGGACAACAATAAGGGGGTAGATTTCTATGCTAATTTCCTTTTACAAGATAAGAAGTATATATATAGCACTATCTTTCTTCCACATGATGCAGCGAGACGAGATGGGATTGTCGTAGAAAACACCTATGAGCGAGACTTTAAACGGTTATTGCAACATACAAACACAAGGTTTATAGTTTTAAAGCGAACAGACAAGAACCTAAATATCTCAAATGCAAAAATCAAGATGGATAGATGTGTATTTGCTATTAATCGAGTAAAGCCACTTTTGACGCAAATAGGTAAGTATAGGAAGAAATGGAGTGAACAATATGGGAAATATTTAGATGAACCATACCATAATGTAGCTAGCAACTATGCAGATAGTTTCATCTATGCAATGCAAGCAGTGGCACATATAGAGCGAGCAGGCACGCTAGCAGGTTCACTTATGAAGCATAAAGAGGCTACAGAGAACAGACGGTATCAGCTTTAGGTTAGTAATCGGTATCGGTATATCCATAATATTTGATAGACATTTTCTTTTTATAGTTCCCGATTCCGACTAGAATTAATCTTGTCTTGTTATGAATAGTAAATCCTTTGCCCGATTGCTTTTTAGCGACCTCAAGCCACTCATCCTTTGCCCACTTTTTGCAAAACTTTCTTTTAGTTAATTGTTTACGTTTCATTTATATTTTTACTATTACCTGCATATCATTGAATGTATAATCGAACATAGACATACGCCTTAACAAGTTAGACTTAGACGAATAACCTGTTTTCTCAAGAATAGTATCACAATGTTCTTTGTTTTTATATGATTCATGAATAATTCGATCTCTTTCACTAGCAGAACGACGGATAGCCAATCTTTTTTTTAATCCCATCTTTTTCATTCTATAGGATGGATTAAAGTTTAAAAGTTTATTGATTTCTTCTTGCGTATGACCATTCTCGTATAATTTTTTAATATACGCATCACTTACTTCCTCTCGTTTCATCCATTTCCCTGATTCGCCATATCGAGGCATTTCAAGGGCTTCTTCAAAACTCTTGCCGCTTTTAATTCTAGCTCTCATCATAGAATAGTCAATTTTTAGGTAAAAACACCATTCTTTCAATAACTTGATTTTACCATCATATGGAATACCATAAGTGTTTAACATGGCAGCATGTCTATTTTTTTTCATTAACTCTTTAGTTGAAATTAAAAAACAATTCATAGGATTAAATTCTTTTTTGCCTGCTTTTATATCAATAGTTTTCCCTTTTTCCCACCTATGAAGTTCTAACCATTTTATGAAATTGCTAGCTGAATTTCTCCATAGATCACAACATGTATATCCATTTGCCCCATAGATAGAAAAAGATTGACTTTTAGGATTATGACACTTATGTACTAACGCTATCCACAGCTTATAAGCGAAATGACTAGATAAGTTATGTTTAGAGGGATATAAGCTAGCGTTTACGTAACGAGAGTTATTTTTACAAACATAACATCCACAACTAATAGTATGGCCTTTTCTAATAGAATCAGCAGCAACCCAAATTTTAGAACCACATTCGCAAATGCAAAACCATTCTCTATATTTATGGCCATTAGTCCACTCAGAGATTCGCCACTTATCTTGAACATTAAGGCGACCAAATTTCTTACCCCCAATATAAAATTCACTTCTTCTAAAAACACAATTAGGACATTCATAAACAAAGCCTGCTGATAAATCAGATTGGCGACGAATAAACTTTTCTTTGCAATCACATTCCAAGAGATATTCTTTAGAAGGATATTTCCTAGTATCATTTTTTCTATAATGTCTATTGATTACAGTCGTACGACCAAATCTGTTACCGATAAGGTTTAAGGGAGCAGGCATAAGTTAAATTCCTATTATGATAGTTACAATTGGTCATTTGATTTTAAGATATACTTATTAGCGCAACGAATCAATAAGTTTCAGCCATGAAAAAGAGAAAAGCTATTTTCTGGAGTTATGAGCAAATCATAATAATCTGCCCTAAGTCGTTATAATCCAATATCTAACATAAAAATAACATTGACATTATCAATTTTAAAATATAATTTTAATTTAAGTTAAATACCTTAACTTAAGGTGGCTATGTTAAATGATAGAGAACTGCTTGGAGAATTCCAAGAAAATTATAGATATGCTCATGACTATTGGAGTCCATTTGTTAAAGATGCGCAAGTATATACGCTTGCATCATCTGGTTATACATGGAGAAATGACGAGTTAAAAGCGCTTCAAAAAGAAGGGCGAGAACCACTTGAACTAAATATCATGAGGAGACCATTACAGTTCTTTTCGGGATATCTAAGAGACAACCTAAATAGTGTTGTTATATCGCCTGTAGAAGGTAGCGATCAAAAGACAGCAGATCAATTTACAAAATTAAGTTATTACACATGGGATAAGGGCGAAGGATACTCAACTTTCCTAGATGCATGTGACGAGGGATTCAAATCGGGGATATCGCTATGTGGGCTTAGAATGGACTATTCGAGAGACTTCATAAATGGGGAGATCTCTTTCTTCAAGAGAACATATAATTCGTTCTTTCTAGATCCAACATTTGAAAGAATAGACTTAAAAGATTGTGGCTTTGCAGTTACAAGAGATTTAATGGATAGGAATATCATAGGCCAGCTCCTTCCGTTTATAGATCCTAAGCAAATAGCAGATATTCATACATCATTTAGAGATGATAAGTTCCTATCATATCACCCTAACTTTACAGTACTTAGCAGAAACAGAAACCTCCTAGCATACGATCAATATTACAGACGTATATCAAAGAAACGCAAATTTTTAGTAGACCAGGAAAGCTCATATTATAGAGATATAACAGACCTCGAGCCAGAAGAAAGAAAGAAACTAGAGACTGGGATTTACAGAATACGCAAATTACATGAAGAAGCAGAAATGTTAGGTATCGAAAAGCGTGATTTACCCCCCATTGTAGATATACAAACCGTTGACAGGGATTTCATTGAACTAAATATAATGTTGAATGGCCAACCTGTTTATACAGGAGAAGATAAGACAGGGATAAATCAAACGTATCCGTTCGCACCAGTACTATGCTACCTCGAACCGAGTGTATGGGAAGCATCACAAAGGATTCAAGGATTAGCCTCAACGCTTTATTCTGCGCAGAGACAGTTTAATAAACGGCACATGAAGATTGTGGATATGATGGATAGCACGATATCTACTGGATATAAGTATTTAATCGGCTCTGTACCCGATGTGGAAGATCTACAACAATCAGGGCAAAACAAGATAATTGGTGTTGATCCTGAGAATGCGCCTGAAGGCTTAAACTCTGTTCAAGAACTTCAAGGAGGAACGGCTAATCCTTCTTTAATTGAGTATCAAAGCATACTCGATCAGTTAACACTTACATTGTCTAATGTAAATGAATCTGTTTTAGGGATTGACGATAAGGGAAACACACAAGTATCAGGCAGATTAGCACAAGTTAGAATAGGTCAAGGGCTTAGATCAAACCGAAAAATATTTGATAACGTAGAAGTCACCCAAAAGGTCTTAGGTGGCTTAGTCCTTAAAGCAATTCAAAATCATTATCCTCCAGGAAAAGTAAAGCGAATTATCGGAGAAGAGCCAACCGAACAATTCTATAAAAAAGAATTTGAGCAATACGATGCAGTTATAAAAGAAGGCGTAAGATCACAATCACAAAAAGATGCTTATTACTATGAACTAGTAAATCTTAAGCGAGAAGGAATAGTTGATGTACCACAAGGCGAGATAGTTAAATCACTGCAAATGGCTGGCATGTCGGATCTCGAGGAAGCGATTTCTAAACAGGAACAGCAAGCACAGCAACAAGCACAAGAAACACAAAGAAAACAAGATGATCTTATAGCAGCGACAACAGCGGAGAAGAACGCATTAGCGCATGAGAGAGATACAAGAGCAGATGCAAATGAAGGCTTAAGAATCGAGAGAACATCGGAGGCAGTTCAGAACCAGAGCTTAGCAGAACTGAATAAAGCAAAAGCTATCGTTGAGCTTTCTAAACTACATGAAGATAGGCTTATACAGGCATTAGAACTTGTTAACCAAATACATGTGCAAGAGCAAGAACAAATTGCTCAAAAAGAGGGCTTAGTAGATGCAGAATCAGAAAAAGAAGCAAGTAAGCCTCAAGGACAAGTTAATGCAACGCAACAAGCGTCTCCTCAACAAATTCAACCATAAATCTTAGGAGGATATAAATGGAAAAAATGAAAAAGATGGACTCAGGAAAGGGGATATATAGTTATTCTAAGAATCCAATGAGCCAACCAAGTAGAACAAGCAGCGCTATAGGCCCTTCTTCTAATGCTGATGCTCAGAAAGCTAATAAGCTTTTACAAAAAGCACATGCAGAGAAAGAGTCTCTACGTGGAAAAAGCGGAAAGTAAATAGGTAACGCCATGCGAATGATGCAAGATCCAGTTAGCAAATTAATACTACCTCAAAAATTCATCGATGAAAAAACATCGTTAACAAATGAAATAAAACGAATTGTTGAGTATGTAGTTAATACGCATAGCAGTGTAAGAGAACCGTATTTCCTTACATTTCATGCTAAGTTTGACTCTATGAATCCCAAAGAATTTCGCATTTCAGAACCAAAGATAACAAAGAAGATTCCAGGCTTTAAATCTAATTCAATGGTTTATTGGGTTAGTAATGAGAGAGGAATATGTGAACTTCTATGGATGGTAGCTCCTAAACTGAAAGGGGAGAAACTAAAAGTAGAATTCAATGAAAAAGGTGTCGCCTACCTACAAGCAAAGGGCGCAATGCCATCGTAAGAGGCTGTCTTACGTACAATCGGGGAAAATATGGATACAGATACCGAAACTGTACAAGAGCAAGTGCAGGAAGAAACACAAGTTGTAAATCAAGAGCCAGTGGCGACCGATGAACAAGTTGTAGAAAACCAAGAAGCACAAGCAGAAGAACCTGTTAAAGAACAAAATGTACCTCTATCAGCCCTTCAAAAGGAAAGGCGAAAGAGACAGGATGCAGAGCAGGAACTAAAAGTATATAGAGAGCATCAATTAAAACAGGTGCAACAGCAAGTACCAGTGGAAGAAGACGAAAGCCAGTATGAGCCTGTGACAAAAGCAGAGCTTAAGAAACAACAAGTGCAGATGATGCGTGATGTTGAAGAAAAATCATGGATTCGCCAAAACCCTGAAAAAGCTGAAGTAATAAACGAAAAATTAGCTAACTTTTTAAAAAAGAGACCAAATTTAGCGGCAGCGATAGAAGCAGCGCCAAACAGATATGAAGAAGCATGGGAGTTGATGGACAAATTAAGTCCAAAGCAAAAAGCAGCTTTGACAAGTCCGCAGGCTACTAAGAAAGTAACCCCGAATTCACCTTCAGGGTCACCAAAAGCAGCAGGGATAAATCAAGCTGTAGATTTAATGAACATGTCGGATTCAGAATTTGCAGCGTGGAGAAAGACTAAACGCAGTCACAGGTAAGGTCTCCAATAAGAGGATATTATGGGAGTAACAACAACCACACAGTATGGTCCTATGGCCGACAGATGGGCGCATAGAGCATTACTACAAAGATCAAAACCAAGAAATGTTCACAATATGTTTGGTAGAGCATTTACCTTACCACAAAAAAACACTGATACAATGGCATTTAGAAGACAAGAGAACTTGAATTCAGATCCAGTTGTATTATCAGAAGATGCTGATCCAGCACCAGAACAAGTACAAAAATTTGATATCAACGTAACAGTGCAAGAATTTGGTAAAGTAGTATTACTTTCCAGAAAAGTATTGTTAGTCGTTGAAGATGATACAGCAAATGAAACAGTGGATAATTTATCTCAAACCATGCATACTATGCTAGATAAAGTTACACGTGATGTTTTCGAATCTGCTGTACCACAAATTTCATGCCTTAACGGTGTAAATGGAAATGCGATTACAGAATTAACACAAATTGATGTTAATAGAGCAATTGCGTATCTAGATGAAAATGATACAGAGAAAATGACACCAACAATAGAGGGAACTTCACGTTTCGGAACTGGACCTGTGGAAGCAGCGTACTGGGTTACATCACACGTAAAAGTTAAACCTGATATTAGAGCATTAGATGCATTCATTCCTACTTCACAGTATGGAAGTCAAGAGCCAGTTCTACAAGCTGAATTTGGTTCTACAGATGAAGCTAGATGGGTAACATCTACACTAGTAAATGCTACAACAGCAGCAGCTCCCGTATATAGCAACACTTTTATTGGTGCAAATGCATATGGATATGTTGGACTAGATGAAGTTTCTACAGAAATGATCTTAAAGCCACTTGGATTTAATGATTATTTAAACCGATTCCAGTCAATGGGATTCACTGCTTATTTTAACGCAGCAATTCTAGATGATTCGCATATCGTAACATTGCTATCAACAAAAGCGTAACATAAGGAGAAAAAAATTATGTCAGATTTATTTGAAGGTCAAACAATGACTGAAGCTTTTAAACTTATCTCTGGAGGAGCAGCCTATACATTAACATTAGGTTTTGATGCCGATAAAATAGAAGTTTTTAACTTAACCGATTGGACAGGAACAGCAGATGCTTTTCCTATTTCAACTTGGTTCAAAGATCAAACAACAGCAGCACATGTATATCAACAAGTAGTTATCGATTCATCAGCAGGTGCATCTTTCAACTTTTTGGATGCAGCAACTAATGGTTTTACACCAGCTAATACAAGTGGTGGAGTAACTGAATATCGCACAGCAATAACAGGTGTATCACAAGCTGATCCATGTGTAGTTACAGCGGTAGCTCATGGAATGGCAACAGGTTGG